ATAGAAAGGTTTTAAACATGACAATCACCCAAAAGCAGAAAGCGTACGCTAAGCATGTGGCAAGTGGCATGGACTTTCATACAGCAGCCCTAAAAGCTGGCTGTAAAAATCATGAATCTGCCCGAAAGTTCGTGGCGGACATGGCAAAGCGTGAGAATGTGCAAGCCCATATCGCTGAGTTAAAAAAAGTACAAAACGCTCTAGGGCAAGACAGTCAAAACAACCAAAACAGTCAAGACGAGCCGACCGCCACAGTGCTAAACGCACCAGACGCACCAAATACCCCAAAATACGAAACGCCTTTGGGGTTTTTGACCGCTGTTTTTAATAACGCTGATGGTCTGTACACGCCAAAAGAACGCATTAACGCCGCCATCGCTTTATTGCCCTACACCGAGCATAAACTGGCTCAGACAGGCAAAAAGGAAGATGAGTTGGATAATGCAAAAAATAAAAGTGAAAATGGGCGATTTGCCACACTGTCAAATCAGGCGGACATGTTCGGCAGTGAGCTTTTGCAATGAAATACATGAATGATGCTTGCGACACCGCCGAATTAAATAACCCTGCCGATGGTCAGGGTTTTGTTTATCCAGTGATTGACGGTGAATGTAAAATCATGCGGTATGATGATTTTATCAAAGAGTTTTGTTTTTTACCAAAGGACATAAGGTTGAATGATGAGTAATGATTTGATTAACCACCCAGCACATTACACTTCTTGCCCGAGTGGGATTGAGTGCATTGAGATTACCGAGTTGTTACCGTTTTGTTTGGGTAATTGTTATAAATATTTGCACCGAGCAGGATTGAAAGGCGATGAATTAACTGACCTAAAAAAGGCAGTATTTTATGCTCGTCGTGCTTATTTAAATGGCGAGAAATTGACCGAAACAGCCCAATCGCTGATTTTTAAAGTTGCTCGCCATCAGGCTGACGAAAAAAGAAAGATTTTATCTTGTTTTGCCGCTGCCCACATAAAAAAATTTTACCTATTTTTACAAGAGCATGTTAGCAAATATGAACAAAAGCGTAACACCAACATGGACAACCGCTCTACCTGATTGGCAAGAGCGTATCGTCAAGGGCGAGTCCCTTATCCCATGTAAACCGCTGTTTACCACGATGAGTGACATTGCGTTGCGTGTGTTTAAAGAGCTGGCACTGGTTGATGTCATCGGTTGCCCAAAGATTGGGGCGGTGAGTAAAGCGTGGGTGTTTGACTTTGTGGCCATCATTTTTGGGGCGTATGACCCTGCCGCCAAAAAACGCTTGATTAAAGAGTTTTTTCTGTTAATCAGTAAAAAAAACTCAAAATCTACGCTAGCCGCTGGCATCATGCTGACCGCTTTGATTTTAAACGAACGCCAAAGCTGTGAGCTTGTCATCGTCGCCCCAACCAAGGAGGTTGCCAATAACTCATTTTCGCCCATGCAAGACATGATACGAGTAGATAGTGAATTATCTGCTCTTTTTAATGTCTCTGCCCACACCAAAACCATCACCCACCGATTTACAGGGGCAAGTTTGAAGGTCATCGCCGCTGAGTCCAACAGTTTGGCAGGGGTCAAGGGGGCGTATGTGCTGGTTGATGAGCTTTGGGTGTTTGGTAAGCGAGCAGGGGCGGCCGCCATGCTCCAAGAAGCCATCGGGGGGCTTGCATCTCGCCCTGAGGGCTTTGTCATCTATTTATCTACCATGAGCGATGAGGCACCTGCTGGCATTTTTAAAGAAAAGCTGGATTATGCTCGCTCGGTGCGAGATGGGCAGATTGATGATTTGCGTTTTTTGCCTGTGATTTATGAATTTCCAAAGGCTTATATTGGCAGTGGCGATTATATACAGCCTGAAAATTGGTACATCACTAACCCCAATTTGGGGGCAAGTGTGGACATGGATTATCTCACCGATACGCTAAAACGAGCCAAAGAGTCGCATGATAAAAATACCTTGCAAACCGCCCTTGCCAAGCATTTAAATGTAGAAATTGGCATATCGCTTAGAGCCAACCGCTGGGCAGGGGCGGAGTTTTGGGAACAAGCAGGGCGAGCGTTTAGCCTTGATGAACTCATTGAAAAAAGTGAGGTCATCACCATGGGCGGAGACGGTGGTGGTCTTGATGATTTGTTAGGCTGTGCCGTCGTTGGACGCTTGCCCACCCCAAAATACATCTACACAGACGATAACAATGTCCGCCATGAAGTCAAACAGTGGTGGGTGTGGGTGCGTGCATGGTGTCATCCGATTGCCTTAGAGCGACGAAAACAGGACGAACCACGCTATCGTGATTTTGAAACCGATGGCGACCTTGTTATCGTGCAAAATGTGGGCGATGATGTGGCAGAATTTGCTGACATTGCCAAAAAAGTCTATGACAGTGGCAAACTGGATAAAATCGGTCTTGACCCTGCTGGGGCAGATGATATTGTCATCGCCCTTGAAAGCATTGGCATACCCAAAGACACGCACATGACAGGCGTGTCGCAAGGCTGGAAGCTGGGCGGTTATCAAAAGGTGTGTGAGCGTAAGATTGCCAGTGGTGATTTGACGCACGCAAATCAGCCCTTGATGGCGTGGTGCGTAGGTAATGCACGGGTTAAACTGTCAGGCTCTGGGGTAAGTATGAGCAAGTCTGAGAGCGGTAACGGTAAGATTGACCCTGTGATTGCCATGCTAAACGCCGTGGCACTCATGAGCCAAAACCCTGCTCCACCAAAGTCGGCTGATGATGTGGGGGTTTATTTTTGACAAAAAAACAAACCCGCTCATAGAGCGGGCAGATAAAAAACAGGGCGATGACGGACTGCGGGAACAGTCCACCACCCCTACGACAAACCGAGCTTGTCGCAAGCGAGACCCTGCCACTGTGTACACAGCGCGGCAAGGTTATCACATTTTTAACAAAATTGCGATAGGTTGAGCCATGAAACAAGTAAATTGTCGCTCCTGTGGGCGATTATTAGCAAAAATAGGAAACTTTAACGACTTAGAAATCAAATGTCCACGCTGTAAAGCGTTTAATGTTTTGAGCGTCAAGAACGCCTTATCAGAAGTCCTAAGAGACTCAAGCACAGGTAATCTTGATGAGCAAAGCACATCACAAAGCACCCCTACCATTTGTGGGGCAAAAACGAATGTTTTTAAAAGAATTTCGCAAAATTTTGGATAAAATACCAAATTATGGCGAAAACTGGACAATCATTGATGTATTTGGCGGTAGTGGGCTACTTGCTAACAACGCCAAAGCCTATAAGCCCAACGCCACCGTCATTTATAACGACTTTGACGGCTATACTAAGCGATTAGCACATATTGATGATATTAACCGTTTGCGTGCTATTTTGTTTGAAATGACAAAAGATGTGCCACGCCAAAAACGCATATCAGACGAGTTAAAGGGGCGAATTTTACAAGCGATTGACGACTTTGATGGTTATGTAGATGCAAGAAGTGTCAGTACTTGGTTGTTATTTAGTGGCAAGCAAATCAATCACATCAGCGAGCTTACCGACCACTCAATGTATAACACCGTCCGCACCGGTGATTATGATAATGCACAAGATTATTTAGATGGGCTGGTCATCACGCACGAAAGTTTTGACACGCTGATACCAAAATTTGCCGACAAGCCAAATGCTTTGCTATTGCTTGACCCACCTTATGTTTGTACCGAACAAAAGGCGTATGCCCTAAAAGGGTATTTTGGCATGACAAAGTTTTTGCGATTGATGAAATTGGTGCGTCCGCCATATCTATTTTTTAGCAGTACAAGAAGTGAGCTGTTAGATTATATGGATTATCTCAAAGACTGCGAGCCTGTCATGTGGGAGCTGGTGGGCGACTTTGAGAAAGTGAGTGTAAACAGCCATGTCAATTATAATGCTGAATATGAGGATAATATGATTTTTAAATTTTAAAAATATTAAAAATCTTGGCAATTAAGACTTGCTATTGTTGGTATAACGAGCGATACTGTGGTCATCAAGTTAATAAACCCTTTTAAATCATGGAGTTACAAGATGACCGCAATCATTAACCAAGAACTAAACGCCCAAGCATTTGACGAAAAAACTAGAATTTCATTGTATTGTGGCTTAATTCAAGATAAATTGATTGACACAATCAATATGCAAGAACCAAGTATCGCCGATAAAGTTGTCATCGCCCATATTGAAAATGAGCTGTCTAAGTTGATTAAATTTTTAAATCAAGGTAAATATTAAACCATAAATAACAAGAAAACCCTGCCTATTGGTGGGGTTTTTGCTTATCAATTATTGGAAAACCCCATGACCAAAGCCTATTCAACCCTACAAATTAAATCGGTAACCGACAACGATGATGAACGCATCATCACAGGCATTGCCACCACGCCATCCACCGACCGAGATGATGATATTTTAGAGCCTTTGGGGGCAAAATTTACTTTACCAATCCCCCTATTATCGCACCATAATCACAGCCAGCCTATTGGCGAAGTTATCCAAGCGGAAGTTACCGCAGGTGGCATTTTAATTACTGCCAAAATAGCCAAAATTGACGAAGAAGGCAAGCTGAAAGAACGCATTGATGAAGCGTGGCAAAGCATTAAATCTGGACTAATCAAGGGCTTGTCTGTTGGCTTTAAAATCAAAGAATACAGCTATATTGAAAATTCTTGGGGCTTGCACATTAAAGAATGGGAGTGGTGGGAGCTGTCAATCGTTACCATCCCTGCCAATGGCGATGCGGTGATAACGAGCGTTAAGCAAATCAAAGAGGCATTTAGTTTGCCCCTGCAACCAACCCCAAATCCACCGATTAACCCCATTGTACCACCACCAACCCCAACCACAATCACGAAAGCAACCCCCAGTAATGGTGCGGTCGCTTTAATTTTACCCAAAAACGGAGTAGCACTCGTATGAACTACAAAGCACAACTTGCCCAAATCATCGCCACCATCAAGGCAAAACACGCCCAAATTGGCGAGATTATGACCAAATCGGTTGTAAGCGGACACACACCAAGCGATGATGATGAAGTCCAAATCACGGTATTAGAAGGCGAAATCGCTCGCCTAGAAAAGAATGCCGAACGCCTAACCAAACTGATTAAATCAGTGGAAACCGCCCCAAATCCTACCGAAATCGGTGGTGAAAATCCAGAGCAAGCGGCGGCAAGTGCCAAAGGCGAGCCAATTCCCCAAAACCCAGAGCAGGCCAAAAGCGTGCAAGTAGAATCTAATTTGCCCAAAGGCATCGGCTTTGCGTTGTTGGTCAAAGCGTCTACCGTTGCCACCACATCCAAAGGCGGCATTACCACCCGTGAAGTGCTGCAAGGCTGGGGTGCCCCTGACAGTGTCATCCGTGCAGCCACTCAAAAGGCGGTCATCGGCACAACAACTGATGATAAATTTGGCAAAGAACTCATTGATTATGCCCATTTAACGGGGGAGTTTATTGAGCTTGTTCGCCAAAAAACTGTTGTGGATACAATCGCTCCTCTAATGCGACAAGTGCCATTTAATGTCAAAATCCCAATGCAAACCGCAAGCGGTTCGGTTGGCTGGGTCGGCGAAGGCAAGATGAAGCCTGTGGGCAATCCTGAATTTGGCTCGATGACTTTAAGCCACGCCAAAATCGCAGGCATTGTACTGTTATCGGACGAGCTTATCCGCTTTTCTAACCCCAAAGCTGATACGCTTGTGCGTGATGATTTGGTGGCAACCGTTGCCCAGTTCATTGATCAGCAGTTTTTTGACCCTGACAAGACAGAAGCTGCCGAATCGCCAGCGTCCGTGCTAAATGGCGTAACTGCTATAACAGCAACAGGTACAACCGCCGATAAGATTGACACGGACACCAACACACTCATCGCCCAGCTGGTAGATGCTGGCATTAGCTTAGAGGGGGCGGTGTGGGCGATGAGCGAAACCCGAGCCATGCAGATTAGCGGAATGCGTGATGCTTTGGGACGCATTTATTTTGAGGGCATGAATTTAACAGGCACACGCTCGCTTAAAGGCTTGCCAGTGCACACCTCTGGCAGTTTGGGCGATAAGATTGTGCTGATTGTGCCAAGTCAAATCCTACTGGCGGACGATGGCGGTGTGGATTTTTCGGTATCAGGTGAGGCGACCATCAATATGGGAACAGACGACGCCCCAAAAATGGTCAATCTGTTCCAAAACAACTTAACTGCCATCCGTGCTGAACGCTTTATCCGCTGGAAACCACGCATGACCAAAGCCGTGGGGTATATTAAATATACAGGTTAGTCAGATAAAGCCTTATTTGATGAAGCCCCATGAATGAAAATGGGGCTTTATTTTAGGAGATTTCATGCAAATCACATATTTAAAAGACGCACCGCTTGGGGCGGTGGGCGAGACGCACGATGTGCCAGAGCTACAGGCAAGAATACTTATCATTTTGGGCATTGCTAAGCCTGCTACCAGCCAATCCAAAGCAGACAAGCCCAAACGCAAAACCAAAACAACCACCGAAAATAGCGAACTGGATTTGTCCTAATGGGATTTTTTGATTTATTCCGTAAAAAGTCGGTCAATGCAACGCCTGCCCCTGCGTGGCAAACGCTCATCCATGAACCCTACACAGGGGCGTGGCAAAAAAATGATGAGCTAAAACGCACCGATTTGACCCATTTTCATGCGGTGTTTGCCTGCATCAGTTTAATTGCCGCTGACATTGGCAAATTACGCATACAAACCAAATCATCCCAAAATGGCGTACTTTTACCGACCAAATCACGCACGCACGCCATTTTAAAAAAACCAAACAGACATCAAAGCTGGCAGCAGTTTATTGAAAGTTGGGTAAGCTCTAAACTCTTGCGTGGTAATGCGTATGTCTTAAAACAGCGAGACATTTTTGGCGATGTGTGGCAGATGTATGTGCTAAATCCTGACCGTGTCAAGGTTTTAGTATCGGGCGATGGCGAGGTGTTTTATCAAATCAGCACCGATAAATTATACGGCTTAACCGATACCACTGTGCCAGCCTCTGAGGTGATACATGACCGCATGAACTGCTTTTATCATCCGCTTGTGGGTCTTTCGCCTTTGACAGCATGCGGCATTAGTGTGGGTTTGGGGCTGTCCATTCAGCATACCTCCGCTACGCTCTTTGGCAATAATTCTCGCCCCAGTGGGATTTTGTCCGTGCCATCAGACATCAGCAAAGAGACCGCCCAAAAAGTCAAATCCGACTGGCAAGCCAATTACTCAGGCATCAAGCGTGGTGGCATTGCTGTTTTGGGCAGTGGGGCAAAATACGAACCCATTGCTATGAGTGCAAGTGACAGCCAAGCCATTGAGCAGCTTAAAATGAGTGGTGAGACCGTCTGCTCCGTGTTTCATGTGCCAGCCTTTAAAGTGGGCATGGGCGAGATTAAGGCAGGACAAAAGGTGTCTGACTTGAACGAGATTTATTATTCAGACTGTCTGCAACACTACATCGAGGCGATTGAAAACTTGCTTGATGAACACCTTGACCTTGAAAAAGGCGTGGAGTGTGAGGCGGATTTGTCCCCACTTATCCGAATGGACAGCACCAGCCAAATGGCGTATCTCAAAGAAGGCACACATTCGGGTATTTTATCGCCCAATGAAGCCCGTGCCACGCTTGGCTTGCCGCCTGTGGTCGGTGGGGAGTCGCCACTCATGCAGCAGCAAAATTACAGTTTAGAAGCACTTGCCAAAAGAGACAACAGTGCCGACCCTTTTGGCAATGCACCTACGCCAAACAAGCCGACCAAATCCGCCAAAGCGGTCAAGCCACGCTACCGAGTGTATGCCACCATTGACAAGGATAAATCATGAGCCAATTTGCTACCCTTGACGAGGTTAAGCACCATTTGCGTTATGACGATACCGACAGCGATGAGATTTTGACGATCTATTTACAATCAGCACAAACAGCGGTCAAAAACTACATCACAGATGAGATTAACGATGACATGCTGCCTGCTCTAAAAGTTGCCACGCTTTTGCTGGTCGGTTATCTTGATGACAACCGAAACAGCGAGAACGGGGCAGAATTTGGTAACTATCTGCCTGCCCCTGTCCGCCAAATGCTTGCCCCTTATCGCACGCCCACTTTTTAACTTTTTGGGGAAACAATGAAAGCCAAACTAATCCACTCCAGACTTGAAATTTACCGCCAAAGTACCAGCCGTTCTGCCACAGGGGCGGTTAAGATGGATGAATGGGAGCATGCCTTGACCGTTTGGGGGCGGTTTATCCGCTTATCCGATAAGGACATCATCGCAGGGCAGGCACAGGGCAGCCAAATCACCGCAAGGGCAACAATCCGCCATCGCACGGACATCAGCCATACGATGCGAGTGCATTGTGGTGATCAAGAGTATGAGATAGTCGGCAAGCCTTTGGCTGATAACAAGACAGGGCGAGAGTATTTGACGCTCATGTTAAAGGAGGTTCTTGATGATAGGCAAAATTGAAGTTTTGGGCTTAGATGAGCTTGATAAACAGTTTGCTAAACTTGATGATAAAGTTAAAGATAAAGCCCTATCCAAAGCCCTAAATCACGCCTTAAACCCAATACGAAAAGATGCCAAATTTTATGCGTCTGTTGCCCCTGAGCCACATACGATGATTGTCAAAGGTGGTCGTAGGGTTGTTGTTCAGCGTGGGCTTTTGCGTTCAGCTATCCGAAAACGCAAAGTTCCCAAACGAGAAATGGGCGAGCTTGGCGGACACGGCGTGGCAATGGGTATCTATGTCGGCAAAGGCACAAAACAAAAAGAATACCCCAATTATTGGCATTTTGTGGAATACGGCACAAGTCAAATGCCTGCTGTGCCATTTTTACGCCCTGCCTTTGATAAAAATGTGCAGGTCGCTGTCAATGCTTTTGCAAAAACCTTGAAAGATGAAATTGATAAGATTGTCAAATGAACGCCAGCCAACTCATATATGAAAAATTATCGGCATTGGTAAATAATCAATGCTATCCCTTATTTATTCCAGAGCATAACCCAAGCAATCCGCCTTATATTATCTACCAAATCATCAGCACCGAACCTGATAATACTTTGGATGGCATGACAGGTCATGAGTGGGCAAATGTGCAAATCGATGTTTATCATCATAATTATGATGACTGTTTATCATTAACCGCCAAAACCATCAATCAATTAGACCAAATCAAACCGTCCATTTATCACGGCGTGCAATATATGCGTGATAATGCAAGTGGATTATTTAGAGCCATCATTGAATATGGTTTTTGGCAAACCTTAGAATTTTAATTTAAACCGCCAACTAGGAGAAATCTCATGGCAAAAGTTGTAGAAAATCTTGCTGACAGCTTTTTTACTTTGCATGTCTCAGCAGACGGTAACGAATACCAAAAAATAGAGCATTTGTCCAAATGCGACCACCCGAGTGAAGAGAAGGTATTGGACGAGGTAACCGCTACCGATGACCGCCGTACCGTCAAAGCCCCCATTGATTTTAAGGAGGAGAGTGAGATTGAATTTGAATACGCCCTTGATCCCAAAGACACCACACATCAGCTACTGCAAACCAGTTTTGAGGGCGGTAAAGAGTTGCATTGGCAGTTAAAATATGTGGTTGCCACGGGCGAGTCCCGTCAATTTAAGGGCATCATCTCAAAGCTGACCACCGATAACAGCGACCAAAAAAAGAAAATCCGCAAAACTGGTACAATTACCATCACAGGCGATGTTACCAAAGTTACAGGTTAATTAAATAACCCAAACCCACAAAATCAAGCCATTTAATGATAAATGGCTTGATTTATTTTAAATAAATTAAAAGGTATATATTATGAGCAAAATAGCAACATTAGCAACCGAATTATTGGCAGGTCTATCCGCCATCAATGAGCCAAAGAAAATCAACATCGCTGAATTTGATGGCGACATTTATATCCGTCAAATCAGCGTGGGCGAACAAGAACAAATCGCCAAACACCTAGAAAAGGAAAAAGGCAATAATATGGCGTTGTCTTTTATCTTTGGGGTATGTGATGAAAAAGGCAATCGCTTATTTAGCCTTGATGATTTGGACAGCATTAACCAAATTAATTTTAAGGCGATGTTGTCAGTTATTAAAGAAATCAACAAATTAAATGGGCTAGATATTGATACCGAAGACCACGAAAAAAACTCATAGCCGACAAAAGTCGGCTTTTTTTGTTTAAATTGGCAGGACATTTGGGCAAAACGGTGGGCGAGCTTGAACGCACAATGACCGCCCACGAGTTTGCCCAGTGGCGAGCCTATGACCGCCTTGACCCAATTGGCGGCTATCGTGGCGACATACAAGCGGCAATGATAGCCGCATCCATGGCAGGGGGTAAGCTGTCTGATTATCTCATCATTGACCCAAACCCCATGACGGACGAGGAGCGAGAAGCCTACGAGCTGGAACAGAGAAAAGCACAGCTACAAGCCCAGATGGAGCGAACGCTTGCGATGTTTTCTGCCATAGGTTGAAAAAAGATAGGTTTTTGGGTATGATACGGTTGTATTATATCCAAAAATTTAAGGATTTTTTTTATGAAAAATCGCTTTCTTGTTGGCTTGATTCTGTTTTTAGCTATTTTAACGCCTAGCTTTGCTAAAACTAATGTCCATAAGAGTGACTTTGATGGTTCGGTTACTATTAGAACAGAGCCTTCTTGGGTTAAATGCCCACAATCAAAAATGATGTGTCCCTTAGTTGGGTATGCATGGAGTGATGGCGAATTTGGCGAGCAGTACGCAGCTTTAATTATTGAAATTAATGACAGTTGGCTAAAATCATACCAGAGTATCAATAGATTGAAGCTAAATATTGATGGCGAAGTTACAGAGCTAAATAAACTTACGCCCAACCAGCCAACCAGTTACTCACACGACCAAGTTTCTGCAATCTCTATGGACTATTTTGTTATTCCATTGGATAAACTAAACTCCTTTGAAACTGCAGCCAGCATCAAAATGCAAGTTGCCACCGACAAAGGGCTGTATGATATGATTTATAAGGGTGGTAAAAAACAAACCAGAGCAAACAAAATGCTGTCTGAGTTTATGTCTGCTCTTGAACAAAATAAGCAAAAATAACCATTGATGCCAAAATCAAGCCCCCCAAATCAACAAACTTGGGGGCTTTGGCGTTCCAAATAACGCTTGAAATTTAGACCATTTTAAGGCATAATTTTACAAAATCAAAATTATATTTAGACGCTGACGGCTTGTGCTGTTCAGCGTTTTTTTATTATTACTTTATAAGAAATCATCATGGCAAAAGTTTTATCACGCTTAGACATCTTGCTCCACGCCAACACCGCCAATTATGTGCGTGAGATGAAAAAGGCGACCGACAAGACCAAAAAAGAATTAAAGAGCGTTGCGGACTACGGCAAGCTTGTGGGCGGTCAGCTTGGTATAGCTTTTGCAACTTTGGGCAGTGCGGTGAGTATCTCACACATCATCGCCACCGCCGACCAAATGCAAAATTTGGCAAGCCAAATCCGCCTAGCTACGAGCAGCACCGAGCAGTTTCATGCCGTACAAACTGAGCTAAGAGCCATCGCCAATGAACAGCGGTCAAGTTTTGATGCGGTTGTGGATTTGTATTCAAACTCACAGCGGTCATTGTCCGCTCTTGGCAAAAGCCAGCAAGATGTCATCAATTTCACTCGTAACATGACCATGGCGATGAATGTTGGTGGCAGGTCAGCACAGGCTCAAGCGGCCGCTTTAACCCAGCTTGGGCAAGCGTTGGCGTCAGGGGTGTTGCGTGGTGATGAGTTTAACTCGGTCGCCGAACAAGCCCCCATTTTGATGGATTTAATCGCCAAAGAGATGGGCGTAACATCAAATGCCATCAGAGACCTTGCCAAAGACGGTAAAATCACTGCCGATGTGGTTTATAACGCTGTGGCAAAAGCCACGGACAGTCTGTCCGCCATGTCCGCTAAGATGCCAACCACGGTATCACAAGCCCTACAAGTCATTAAAAACGAGTATAATTATCTCATTGATGACATCATGAACCAAAACAGCATGATGAGCCAAAACATTGCCAATGCCCTCTTATGGGTGGCTGAGCATTTTCGCACGCTGGTCAGTGCGGCAGCGATGGTCGGGGCGGTATGGCTTGGCATCATCGCTAAAAACTCTGCCTTAGTAACATCATTTGCCACACTGACAGGGACGAGCTTAGCAAATACAAAAGCCAGCATTGCCAACGCATTTAGCGTACAAGGTCAAATCACGGCTTATCAAGTCCTAGAACTTAAAATACTGTCGCTTAGCACTGGCTTAGGCTTTAAGATTGTGAAGACCATACAGGCCACAACAAATGCGGTTGCCTATGCTCGTTCATTGGTTGGTTTGGCAAAAAGTTTTAATACCGCCACAGCGGCCGCACGACTACACACGCTCGCCCTAGCAGGGGTTACAACCGCTAAACGAAGTGCAATGGGCGTGGGCATTCTTGCCACTCGTGCCATCACAGGCTTGGGCGGTGCGTTTATGTCGCTTGGGCGGATCATCACCGCTCACCCCATCATCGCCATAGGGGCGGTGCTGGCATCTGTGGTGGTCAGCACGCATGGGGTGACAGGTGCGATAAACAGTTTATCTGATGCCTTTGGGGTAGTCACACTCATGACAAAAGATTTCATCGTGTTTGTCGGTGATGGGTTTTCAATGGCGTGGGATACTGTCTCTGCCTTTGCTGATAATATGCTTGCCAAAGTGGGTGATACCACAAAGGGCAGTACGGGGGCATTTTCTAATTTCTTTGCGACCAGCCATGGCGGCTTTGTGGGTATGCTCCAAGTTGCCGCCAAAACCTTTGATTTAATTAACGCCGCCGCCAAAGCTGGAGCAAAAAACGCCCTGCATAATTTTGTACAGCTGGGCAAGACGACCAAAAATATCTTTTATGGTATCGGCAATGCGTTTGTCTCAATCATTGAGATGATGATTAACAATGCCGCAAGAAAGATTGATTTTCTTAGCACCAAAGCGAGCAGTATGGCAAAGGTTTTGGGTATAGAAGCCAGCATTCCGCTGATTGGTACGGTCAGCCTTGGACGATTGCAATATGACAATGTTGATTTTGGGGTTGCCCACACCATCAAAGACAATAATACCAATTCAGCATACAACTATGTCACACAGCTGGCGGATAAAGCAACCCAAGCCACAAAAGCCAATGCGTCACTGGCAGACAGTTATAACAGCGTAGGCAGTGCTGCGACAAATGCGTCCGATAAAACCAAAAAAACTGCCGATGACATCACGGATGCCATCAATGAGCTTGATGCTTTGGTAGCAAAACTGCATCATGAATCCCATCAGCTGTTAAATAACAGTCTGTCGGATATGATATTTGAGACGGATAACAAACTGGGCAAGTTTTATGAGGCAACCCAAGCACAAAAACAAAAGCTTAAAGATTTGGCAGGGCAAAAAGATTTATACACCGCCACCAAAAAAGCTAATGATGAATTAAAATCATTGGCACGCACCATCAAACTTGTGGGCAAGCAGACGCCTTTTGATGAGCTGGCACATGATTTGTTTGATGTTCGCCATGAGATGAGTGTGTTAAATGGTGAAACCAAAAACAACTTATTGCTTTGGGCGGCAAATGCCGAAAATGCCAAATTGGCGTTTGAGCTTAATCAAAGAAGCAGCCAAATCAAACATGATGCCATGCTATCAAATCACGCATCATCATATCAGCGTGAACTGCTAAACATTGAGCGGCAAATCAATGAAGAGATACAAAAATACGCAGGATTAAAGCAAGATGGCACAGAGCATATTTATGAGCAGATTAAGGCAAATCTACAACTACACGCCACCGAACAAAAAAAATTGGCAACACACAAGGCGTATATGCAGCTGGTGTTTGACAGTCGCAGTGAAGAAGAAAAACGCCTTGACATCCTAGATGAGCAATTAACCATCTTAGCCGAGCAACACCGCTTATACGGTACCGATGTGTCCGCCCAAAGCAGACAGCTGATGAGTGAGCTGCTTGATTTGCCCAAGCCTGACAGCTCTGCTTTTGATGAGCTTAACTTTGAACATGAAACCCGCCTAAATCGCTTAGGGCGGTTTATGGATAAACAAAAACAGCTTTATAAAGACAACGAAGACGCACTCACACAGATAGCACAAGAAGGGGTGGCGGCAAGGATTGCCATTGATGAAGCGTACCAAGACGCCAAACGCACGCTGATACTCAGCCAAAGTGAAAATATCTTTGAATCGCTGGCGTCCATCACCAAAGACAGCCTAGGCGAGCAGTCTCGGCTATATCGTGCCATGTTTGCCATGCAACAAGGCTTTGCCATCGCCCAAGCTGGTCTTGCCATGCAGCAGGCCATCAGTAAAGGTCTTGCCAAGGGTTTCCCTGAGGGGCTGGCAGATATGGCGACAGCCGTATCTCATGGGGCGAAGATTGTCAGCGCCATTAAATCGGTGGTCATGCCAGTGGGTCAAGCTCACGACGGCATTATGAGCGTGCCAAAATCAGGCACTTGGAATCTTGAAAAAGGCGAGCGTGTCCTGCCACGGCATACCGCCAAAGCCTTGGATGACAAGTTAGATAAAATCGGTACAGGCGACCGCCCTGTGAATGTCGTTATCAATAACTATTCAGGCGAAAAGACCGATGTACAACAAATGCCAAACGGTGATATGATGGTAACTATTGGTAAGATGATTAGTCATACCGTTGATGCAAAACTTAATCAGCGTTTTATTCAAGCACGCCGACAAGGCGGTGAATTATACGGGAGATAGTATGAAAGAAGAATATGTTCAACCATTGGCTGGTGGTATTGCCAAAATTTAATTTTTACCAAGATAAACTCAAAATGTAAACCAAATCACACAAACCTACCGATATCGGTAGGTTTTTTGTTGGGGTAAAAAATGAAAACCTTCACTTGGAAAATGAACATGGGAGCGTCCGCCAGTGTTCATCATACTGTTAGCAAAACCCAATTTGGCGACGGCTATGCCCAGCGTGTAAGCGTCGGCATCAACAATCAGCGTACCGATTGGTCGGGGTCAAAAACAGGCGACTGGCAAACGGTCATCTTGCCCATCAAAACCTTTCTTGATGAACACAAAGGTGTGATACCGTTTTTGTGGACAAACCCGCATGGACAAACCAAAAAATATGTCTGTGAAAATTATGAAATCAGTCAGAAAAAAGGCAACTTTTGGGAGATCAGTCTTAAGTTTGAGCAATCAAACTCAGACGGTAGCAGTGTGCCGCTACTTGGCTCCGGTAATCAAAACAGTGGCACAAGCACGCCAAATTTGCCGCAGTCTGCATTAGATGACATCAATAAGAAAATACAAGATGAGATCGAGCGCAGTACTCAAAAAGATGATGCACATGACAAAGCGATTCAGTCACTTAACACGAGCAAAACAAGCTTAAGTAAATCGATTGATGAGATTAAAGAGCAGTTAGCAGGCGTTTCATCAGCGCCTGCATCTGTTACTTGGGATAGTATCACTGGCAAGCCGTCTAGCTTTAATCCGTCGTCTCATAGTCACACTATCAGCGACATCAGTGGTCTGCAATCGCTGCTTAATGCTAAAGCAAACAGCAATCACAGTCACTCTTGGAATAGTATCACTGATAAGCCACAAAGCTTTACACCGTCATCCCATACACATCAAGCAAGTGACATCGCTGATCTGCACACAATATTGTCAAAATATGCTACTAAAGACGAAATCCCGCAGATCAATACTGACGGATTGACGATTGATACATCAAACTTAGCAACAAAAACCAGTGTTGAAACACTTGCAAATAAAGTAACTGAGACTTCAGAAGCGTTAAAATCTGAAACTAAGTTACGAGCTAATTCTATTGCAGCTATTGACAGTAAAATCGATGATGAAATTGCGTCATTAAAACGCACGAAAGCTGATCTATCGCACACACATACAATGAGCGAAGTTACTGATCTAAGTGCTGAATTAGAGCGTTATGCGTTAAAAACAGAGCTAAACAATATCAGTGTTGATACTTCACATTTAGCTACTAAATCAAGTGTTAATGAGCTGTCTGAAAAAATCGCTACGAAAGCTGATCAATCACACAGACATACGATTACCGAGGTCTCTGGGTTACAGGGTATTTTAAACAATAAATTAAATTCAAATGCGTCTGCTCGTTCTGCTCAAAAACTGACAACGCCAAGACGGATTAATGGCATTGCTTTTGATGGCACACAAGATATTACTTTACCTACCCCTACTAATATATCTTGGTCAGCTATCAGCAATAAACCAGCAAACTTTACGCCATCAGCACACAGACATGCGATTGGTGATATTACTAATTTACAGCGTGAATTAGATAATAAAGCATCAAGAAATCACAGTCACACTTGGAATAGTATTACTGATAAGCCTACAACACTCACAGGCTATGGTATTACAGATGCTATGCGGACAGACACAGATTCAGAAACCACAGGATTAATCAGTATTAACCGTGCTGATAGCTATATACAAGGTAAACAAGGCAGTGTGAGACGCTGGTATGTTGGTAGTGGGTCATCATCAAACCATAATGTCCAGCTTAGCAATTTAACCCATAACACACAGCTTGAGCTTACAAATAACAGAATTACCAGTAACAAACCTTTATATGTAGGTACAAGACGGGTTTTATTAGAGGGTGATGAAACAGCATCTACAACCGTCCAAGTAACTAACCACCCAACTATTACTTTAACTCTTGGTGCAACATTAGAGATGACCACTTTTGTCTATTCCAATGGGCGTATTGTACATAGATTAAATTATAAGAATATGACGAAACCAGCACTTACTGCACTAACTTCATCTAGTTCTCGTACCAAAACACTGACAGTAAACTTACCCACAGCAATGCCAAGACAGGTTGTGCAGGTTAATGCTCACTTCTACGACAGTGGGTACATTGGTTATGCTTCTTCTCTTTTTGCTGTGTGGAAACTAAGCGAAACTACTAACAGTACAGTACCACTAAAAATATCAGATACAAATAGTTCTAGTAATTTTTCAGGTTTTTCAGATTTAGTTGTTACTATAGAGGGTTTTTAATGCACCATATTAAATTAATTGATGACAAGGGTCATTTTGAATTTATTCATGAAGATTTTTTATATCTATATAGCGATACAGCAGATTTTATTGCGATTGCTCAGGAAGATTATCAAACTTATGTTCAATCTGTAAACCAAGAACTCATCTACCAAGATGGTAAGATTATTAGTCTAACTAATCAAATATCTGCTGATGAGATAAAACAAACAAACCAAGAGCTGGTATGGTCAGATATCAAAGATAAACGAACCAAGCATGCACATTCAGGTGTTTATATTGCTTCAGTAGATAAATGGTTTCATACTGACGAATCTAGCCGTATTCAGTATTTAGCATTAATAACATTACCAAGCTTGCCTGATAACTTGCAATGGAAGACTATGGATAATAGTTTTATTACATTAACAAGACCGTTACTCACTGAATTAACATCTGCTATGTTAATCAAAGAACAGCAAGATTTTATGAATGCAGAACGACACAAACAGCTGATGATGCGGGTAGATAATCCTTTGGATTATGACTACTCAGACGGATGGAGTGCTATTTATGCATAGAAAAGTTTATTTAGCATTATATAAGGGGAGGGCTGACAAGTTCTCTTATCGTTTTTATGATGCAGTGACACGCTTTTTCACACGGGGTCAATACTCACATTGTGAGATTGCAGTACACATTCACAACAACATTTATCAATGCTATTCATCGTCAATTCGTGATGGCGGTGTGCGTCGCAAATCAATGATGCTCGATGACAAATGGGACTTAATCAAGCTGGATATTGATGAGTCGCAAATCAGACATTTTTACGGTGCGACAAAAGGATCAGGCTATGATCTCTTAGGTGCTTTAGGTGTTGTTTTGGGATTACGGCAACATACACACAAATACTTTTGTAGTGAGTGGTGCTTTGAAGCGATCACAAACAAGCAAGATGGCTGGCGATTTAGTCCTAATGATTTATACGCAATAAAATCAATTTTAACTCGACGACATTAATGTCGGTGACATACCCACAGCCCTTGTAAATCAAGGGCTTTTTTAGGAGCAAAACAATGAGTGAAACAACTCTAACCGAACTATCACGCACCGAGGCACAGGTATTACAGAGCTTCATCGCACAGGTGGATTATTGGAAAAACCAACACGGCGATAAAGCTGCCACCATTGAAGTCATCTACTACCCTGAGGATGACGGCTTTGAGGTGGCGAACGGTGAGCCTAATAACGGCGTGCTAAAACGCAATCGCACCACGGCGTTTCGTGCTGACCTTTTGGCATGGGCATCTAACCAGTTACGCCAATTACAAGGCTGGGACAACAGCCAAACGGTCACCGAGTTTAGCTTGTCTTATAAAAATGACCGTTATGGGGTGCGTGCTGCCCTTGCCAGTGAAGCCACAGACAAGGCAGATGATGCAAAAGCACCAAATGAAGCATAACACAATCAAAGATAAGGAAATTTACTTTCCTTATCTTTTTATTTGGAGGGCTTATGCCATTAAACAGCGACTTTCAAAAACCCACAGTAGACGGGCTAATTACGCTCTTTGAGCTTGACGCAAGTAAACTGGGGGCTGGCATTTTACGCTTTCACGGTCATAACCACGAGCATAATGATGGCGTGATTGTCTTTCGTGGCAAAGCGTACAACCCCCAAGCCCTGTCTGTTACAGGGCTTGAAATGCGTTCAGATGGCAGAGCAAGCACACCGACCCTAACCCTTGCTAATAACATTGCAGGGGTACAAGGGGCGGTATCTGCCTACTGTTTGCAGTTTAACGACTTTGCAGGGGCAAAACTTACCGTCATTACCACCCTTGCCAAATACCTTGACCCCATCAATTTTGACAACGGTAACCCCACCGCTTCTGATGAATGTAAAGAGCAAATTTGGTTTGTTGAACAAAAAACATCAGAAAATGCCCAACAGGTAACCTTTGAGCTTGCCAACCCCATTGATTTGGAGGGTCAAAAAATCCCTGTACGTGAGATTACCAATTACTGCCACTGGGCGGTTGTGGGTAAGTATCGTGGCGAAGAATGCGGCTATACAGGGGCGGCCATGTTTGATGAACACGACAACCCTACCGACAACCCCATCATGGACAAATGCGGTGGGCGTATGAAATCGTGCGTGTGCAGATTTGGCAGAAATAAACCTTTGCCGTTTGGCGGCTGTCCTGCCAGCAGTTTGATTGGCTCATAGGAATTAAGATGAAATTAACCAAACAATTAAAAGCCGACATCATCTCCCACGCCTTTGACTGCTACCCTGCCGAGTGTTGTGGGCTAATTGTGGATAAAAAGTACATACCTTGCACCAATAAGGCAACCGATGATGAGCAATTTATCCTTTGCCCCAAAGATTTTGCAAAAGCGGAAAGCATAGGCGAGATACAAGCCATCGTTCATAGCCACCCTGACGGCGGTGTGTTGCCGTCTGATTTGGATAAATTACAAATTGAGCTTCATGGCGTGCCGTGGGTCATCGTGGCGGTGTCAAAACAAGATTATGGCGATGAGCCTGCCTTTGGCGTGTATGAACCGTGTGGGTACAGACCGCCACTTTTGGGGCGTGCTTATATCCACGGTGTGCAGGACTGTTACAGCTTAGTGCGTGATTATTACAGCCGTGAGCTTGATATTGATTTGCCTGATTTTCACCGCAGAGATGGCTGGTGGGAGCATGAGAACCATGAACCACTTTATGAACAGAACTTTGAAAAAGCTGGCTTTGTGACTGTGGATAAGTCTGTGGGTAATTTACAAAAGCACGATGTCATCTTGTGCCGTGTTGGTCGGACGCATCATGTCAATCATGCCTTGATTTGGCTTGGCGATGATGGAGCGTTAAAAAGCGAAACCACGCCTGATTGTGTGGGTAATGCCCTAATCCTACACCACCCCTACGGACGGCAGTCCGTGCGTGAGATTTATGGCAAGGGGTGGGCAGATAGGACGGTGATGGTGGTGCGTCATCAGGCATTAAGTCAAACCAACCTGTAACTGCTTACCCAATTTGGCAAAAGCATTGGCAAGGGTATCAATTTTGGTGGCATGCGACAAATCCACAAGGCGGGTTACCTGTTGGGGGATGATGCCCATTCTTTTGGCAAGCTCGGCTTGGCTGACATTTTGGCAGAGCATTTCATTAAGCAATAACACTTTTGCCCATACAGACGGTGGCAGGCTAACCAAATGCTCGCCATCTTGGGCTTGGCTTGGCATTGGTACGGCTCGGTTATCTTCAAAATAAAATTCCATGGCAACCATTAAGGCATCTTGTGCCATCTCTAAGGCTTCATCGATGGTATCGCCTTGGCTGATGGCTTCTGGAATGTCACGAAAAGTAACGCAAAAGCCGTCTGTATCAGGGGTTAGGGTAACAGGATAGTGCATAAATTCTCTCCATTTGGTTAGGGTTTGCAATTTTGGGCAATGCTAGGGGTTACCCCCTAGTCTGATGTCTGTTGTGAATTGGCGTTTAGTTGCTTTATGATGGCTTTGGCTACATTTTCTTTAATTTCGGTGTGCCTTGGTATGGTGGTTTGTTTGCCATTTAAATACACTTTGGTATGTTTTGCACCCTCTTTAAAGACTGCCCCTTTTTCACTTAACAGACCAATCAAATCTTTACGCTTCATGATTACCCTTAATTGCCATTTGATGTGCCTATTATAAACAAAAATGTTTATAATATCAAGTATTTTATCAACAAAAAAGTATATTTTTTACGGAATATAATCATGAAAACCATCCAACTACACGGCATTTTAGCCAAAAAATTCGGTAAATCTTTTAACTTGGCAGTGGGCAGTACCAAAGAAGCCATGCGTGCGTTATGCGTGCAACTTACTGGCTTTGAAGCGTTTATGATGAACGCTCATAAGCAAGGCCTGCGTTTTGCTGTATTTCATGATAAGCATAATGTGGGCGAGAGTGAGCTTGACATGAACCACGCCGCCAAGATTATCCGTGTCGTGCCTGTCGTGGAAGGCTCAAAAAAAGAAGGTGTTTTAGAAACTGTCATCGGAGCGGTCTTGGTCGTGGCAGGGGTTGTGGTTACAGGCATGGGCTTTGCTCCTGCGGGGGCGGCACTTATCGGTGCAGGTATTGGCCTTATGGTAGGCGGTATTTCTCAGATGCTCATGCCAAAGGTGGACGCCCAAGACAACAACCAAGACGGCAACAAAGCCAACAAGGGCTTTGGCGGAGCAGTAACTACCATCGCCCAAGGCAATCCTGTGCCAATTTTGTACGGCGAGCGAGAGATTGGTGGCTTTATCATGTCAGCCAGTCAGCTTCCAGAAGACATGTTATAAAAAATAAGGATAAGAAATGACCATTCACGGTGCTAAAAAAGGCGGCGGTAAACAAAGACAGCCCATCATCGCCCCTGACTCTGCTCAATCCAAAACTTTTATCAGTATCATGTATGGCTTGGGTGAGGGTGAGATTGCAGGGCTTGCCAACGGCTATAAATCGGTGTACTTAGACGATACGCCACTACAAAACGATGATGGCGAGTTTAATTTTGCAGGCGTCAAAGTGGATTTTCGTGCTGGTACAAATGACCAAGAGTACATTGATGGCTTTGCTGATGTGGCAAGTGAGACCAATGTGGGCGTGGAGCTAAAACATGGCACGCCGTGGGTTAAGTCATTTAACAATCTTGACCTTGATGCTCTGCGTGTGCGTATAAAATGGGGAGCGTTGCGCCAGCAGAACCCTGATAATGGCGATGTGGGTGGCGTAAAGATTGATTACGCCATCGATGTCAAAACCGACAACGGCGGCTGGGTGGAAGCTCTAAATACATCCATCAATGCCAAAACATCAAACGCTTATGAGAGAAGCCACCGTATTGATTTGCCAGACGCTCAACAAGGCTGGGCGGTGCGTGTTCGCCGTATCACACCTGATAGCACCTCCGAGCTTGTCAGTGATACAATGTACATCTCTGCCATCACCGAGGTGATTGACTTAAAATTACGCTACCCAAACACCGCTTTATTGGGGCTAAGATACGATGCTGAGCAGTTTAGCAATGTCGCCAAAATGGCGGCCCGCTGTCGTGGTCTTATTATCAAAGTGCCAACCAATTACAACCCCATCACTCGCACCTATGATGGGCTGTGGGATGGGCAATTTAAAATGGCGTACACTAATAACCCTGCGTGGGTGTATTATGACCTATGCACCGCCGAACGCTATGGGTTGGGTTCTCGCCTGACCCAAAGCATGATTGATAAATGGAGCTTGTACCGCTTAGCCCAATATTGTGACCATATGGTCGATGACGGCATGGGTGGACAAGAGCCTCGTTTTACTGTAAATGTCTATATTCAGTCGGCAGATGGTGCGTTTGAGCTGTTATCTAGACTTGCTGGCGTATTTCGTGCCATCTCCTACTGGGACGGTACCAGCATTGTGCTAGATGCTGACATTCCCCAAGACAGCATTTACAGTTTTAGCCGTGCTAATGTCATTGATGGTATTTTTGAATATACAGGCACACGAGCAAGAGACCGCCACACCGTCGCCAAAGTTGCGTGGGATAACCCTGCCAACCATTTTAAAACCGAATATGAATATGTCAGAGATGAAAAAGCCATCGCCAAATTCGGTGTGCGTGTGGCGGACATACAAGCGTGGGGCTGTACAAGTAAAGGACAAGCACAAAGGGCAGGACTTTGGGCGTTAAAATCCGAACAGCTTGAAACACGCATGGTAACATTTAAGGTGGGGCTAGATGGCTATATCCCTGCCCCTGCCAAAGTGATTGAGATTAGCGATGAGCTATTTGCAGGGCGTGCCACGGGCGGTCGTGTGCTTGCGATTAACAAAACCAAAACTGTGATTACCCTTGACCGTGCCATTACTGCCAAAGCTGGCGATACCCTTGTCATCAATGGCGATGATGGCACAAGCCAAAGACGGCAAATCAGTGCAGCAGGTGGCGATAATGTTACCGTTACTAAACCATTTGGCGACATCAGCGAGCAAAATGTTTGGGTGCTAGATAGTCAGGATTTAGCAACGATGAAATTTCGTGTGCTGTCAGTAACCGCTGATGACAATCATGAATTTACCATCACCGCCGTGCAGTATAACCCAGTCAAATATGATGCCATCGATACAGGGGCGGTCGCCTCCGAGCGTCCGATTAGCGTGATTAACCCCACCGTGCAAGCTCCGACTAAGTCGGTTAATCTGTCAAGTTATCACACGGTTAATCAAGGCGTAACGGTTACCACGCTTGTCATTGGTTGGGAACAAGTGAGTGGTGCGGTCAAATATGCTGTGGAATGGCGTAAAGACAACGGCAACTGGCAAAGCCTGCCACCCACAGGCACAAACTCAATTGAAATCACAGGCGTGTACGCAGGGCAATACGAAGCTCGTGTAACCGCCATCAGTGCTTTTGGGCAAGCAAGCCTAGCAACGCACTCAAATCTGACGCAGATACAAGGCAAACAAGGCAAACCGCCACGCCCCATCAATCTTAGCGTACAGGGGGTATTGTTTGGCATGAATTTGGGGTGGAATTTTGCCCGTGCTTCTGATGACACCAATTACACTGAGATTGAGGCTAGCCCTGATGGTCGCTCAAATATCGCAACTCTTGGTACTTTTGCTTACCCTACTAATAAGCATGAAATCACAGGCTTGCAGGGCAATTTGACCCAGTTTTATCGTGCTAGAATTGTGGATAAGCTAGGCAATACAAGCGATTGGACAGACTGGGTAAGTGGCACGACATCAGCAGATGCTGAAAAAGTGCTTGACATACTATCAGGTCAGATTAGCCAAAGCCATCTTGACCAATCACTGCGTACGCCCATCGGCAAAATCGGTACAATTGAAAGCAACATCAGCAAAATCAATGTTGATTTGCCCAAGTTAAATCAAAGCATTGCTGATGCTCAAAGCACGCTTAATACTGCTGTTGCTAGTATCGACACAGAGAAAAAGCGACTCAGTAGTGCGATTGTTGATATCAATACGCTTAAGCAGTCTAATAATGCCAAAACCCAAGAAATCGCTAATCTGACCCAAACGGTGAGCGGACACACTTCACAAGTGCGAGAGCTTGGCGTAACAACTGGCGATTTATCCCAAAAATACAGCCAAGTCAAAACGCAGGCGAACAATGCGACATCTGAAATCACCGCCATCAAGCAGACCCAAGGCGGACAGGCGACAAGTGTTGAGCGGATAAGAAGCGAGATGGCAAACAAAGCAAGTACAGCGTCAGTTAATAGCTTAACTGAAAGCTTAGCAAGCAAAGAGCGAGCACTGTCAAGACGCATTAACACAGTTGAAAGCTCTGTGAGTGGTAATACTTCAAGCATTAATACACTTAACCAAAGCTTAACAGACAAAGAGCGTGCGTTGACAACAAAGCAAGAGCAATTAACTGCACAACTTGCAAACAAAGCAAGCACATCAAGCGTTAATAGCTTAAGCGACAGTTTAGCGACGAAAGAACGAGCGTTGTCAAGACGGATTGGTACTGTTGAAAGCTCAGTAAGCGGTAATACTTCAAGCATTAATACACTTAACCAAAGCTTAACAACCAAAGAGCGTGCGTTGACAACAAAGCAAGAGCAATTAACCGCTCAGCTTGCAAACAAAGCAAGCACAGCGTCAGTTAATAGCTTAACTGAAAGCTTAGCGACGAAAGAGCGAGCGTTGACTGAGCAGATTAATCGAGCTAAGTCAGAAATGGGCGGACGCATTACGCAAATCAGCGACGAAACACGCACTTTGGCGGATGCTAATAGAACGATTGGTGAGCGGATTAATCAGCTAAATAGTGAACTTGCAGGTGCTGATAGCATTAGCGATAACTTACTTGTTAATAGCAACAGAACACTTGTCACAGGTGCTTATTTAATTGCAACTTACCGCATTAGCAAAACGCTAAAAAATGGCGACAAAGTGCGATTAACCGTCAATGCTCCCCGGCTTGGTAGTAATCGCACAGGTTTCATGGCGTATAACTCAAACTCGTCAGGTGACTCAAAGCTTGCTGATATTACGCAGAGCCAAAGCAATAGTTACACTGCTGAATTTAACTGGAATGTTGGCACTGGCGGTAATAATGAGCTGTGGCTTTATCACAATGCGTCAAACACAAGAAGCATTTCGACGATTACAAGTGTAAGCTTACAAAAAATCACGACAAGTTCAGGCTTAGCAAGCATTAAGTCAAGTGTTGCCAATCTTGAACGAACGCTAACAACGACAAACCAAAGCTTAGCTGAGCGGATTAATACCGTACAAACAACCCTAAACGGACAGACAGCGAGCATTCAGCAACACGCTCAAAGCTTGAACGGTTTATTGGCTCAGTGGACGCTTAAAGTGCAAAGTGGCGGCGTGGTCTCAGGCATTGGCTTAGCAAGTAATAATGGCGTGTCTGATTTTGCGGTGATAGCTGATAAGTTTTATGTTGCAAGTCCGCAAGGCGATAAAAAGCCGATGTTTACGGTAACCACACGCCCAACGACACTGAACGGTACAACTGTACCTGCCGTGGTGTCTTTGAATGGTGATTTGATAGGCAACGGTACGATATCAGGTGATAAAATCCGAGCAAATACACAAATCACTGCCCCCAATATCCGAGGCGGCAGTATCAACATCGGCAATAATTTTAGTGTTGATAATCAGGGTAATTTAAACGCAAACTCAGGCGTATTTCGTGGTCAAGTTTTCGCTGATAAAATCACAGGTCAGATCGATGTTGAAAGCTTAAAAAGTAGTGCGGTGGCTTTGGGATATGATATATTTATCTCACCTGATGGCTGGTACAATAACTCACCGACACAGTTTGATAAAGCATTCAAAGCGTCTTATCCGTCGCTTGGCTCTATCATCAACGGCATCGGCGACCAAAACTATGATGTTGGTAGTATCTTGTATGAGATAAGGGTGTTTTGTAAACGAGCAATTACTGTAAAACAAAAGTTATATGTAGTTGATGATAACTTATATTGTTATATTAATGGTCGCTCAGCGTTTGGCTATTATGAAGATGATTATGGATATGATGTGCCGAGGTCTTACGCAGGTCGTAGAAATGAAGAAATTTCATTATCATTACAACAAGGGTTAAATACCATTCAATATATAAACAATAACTCAGGTAAGCATTCAGTACACTTAGTGCTTATCGGTGATTTCATTGACAACAACATCATTAAATTTGCATAAAAGGTGATATATGATTGACACGCAGGGGCTTCATGCCCCTTTTTTAATTTCGTGGTTCGGTGTTTGGCTGTTTGCCTTCTTGGGTGGGTGGGCGAGTGCGTTTATCAAGATTAATGAAATTGATAACCGCCTGCAATATCCATTCATTGCCAAACCTTTGATTGGTACAGTCGCAGGGGTTGCTATGGCGATGATAATAAACGGACAAGCAGAACCACCAGCGGTGAGCTTGGCGTTTTGGTCATTTGTTGGCTCAATTTGCTCAACGCCAATCATCACAGGGTTTTTGGTATTTATTTCAGACCAAAAGCGACAAAACGAGCTGTACAAATCCGCCCAAAATAAATTCGTGCCTTGGTCAAACAAGGAGAAAAAAGATGAGTAACTTACTTATTATCAATGCTGTGATTTGCTCGGTTGGGTTTTTTGTGGGCGTGCATACTTTTATTAAGCATTTAAAAGCGTTTTCTACTGAAAAAACCCCAGTCGTTGAAGCGTGGCTTGTTGCTGTCGGCATGCTTGCTTGGTCGGTTGTACTGTATGCAAGCTTTGATGAGCCAGTGATTACACGGCTTGAAGTATTTAGCCGATTGCTTTTTTTGATTTATTGGGTGGGCGGTATTTTAAAAGTCCAAAAACAGTGCATCAAAATCAGACGGCATTTATCAAAACGAAAAACAAAAACCAATCACTATAAGCCCTAACAGGGCTTTTTTTAGGAGTAATTTATGACAAGTATTAAACACATTCAAACCCAAATTGGCACAGCCGCTGATGGTATTTGGGGCGATAAATCAAAACAAGCGTTAAAATCGGCGATAAATGACGGTAAGATTATCACAATCACTAAAAATATCAGCTTAAATGAGCTGTTAGCCAGTAATACCGCCAAAAGACATAACATTGACAACATGCCAAATCAAGCGATATTACAAAACTTGATTGACGCTAGTGTAAATCTTTATCAGCCTGTGCGTGAGATTTTGGGCGTGGCGATAATAATTAGTAGCGGTTATCGCTGTCCTGCTTTAAATAAAGCAGTTGGCGGCTCTGCTACTTCTGCTCACATGTCGGGCTTTGCGATTGATTTTACTGCCCCAAAGTTTGGCACGCCCAAACTCATTGTACCCCATATTGTCAAAATCTTAAAACAAAAGGGCATTGGGTTTGACCAAGCCATCATTGAATACCCAAAATCGCCAAGGTCTTGGGTGCATTTGGGCTACAAGCACCCAAGCGGGCGGCAAAGGGGCAGTAGTTTTGTGATTGGGTGATTTTACGGCTTTGGCTTGGTTATGCAATTGAACCTCTGATGTTTGCGTTAACAATCAGATGGCTTACGCCGTGTTCGTCAACACATTCCACCGCATCAAAGCCAAGTTTTCTAGCAATCACGCCACGCAGGCGTTGCATTTCCCAGCCAAAATCAGCACAATCGCCGCAAGACCGTGGCATGATATGCTCTTCAAATTCCGCCAAGCTTTCTTCATACGCCACCGCTTCTGCGATTGGGGCGGCGGTTTCTTCATCAATATACAGCTCTTTTGCAATGATTTGGATTGCTTCATCGCAGTCCAAATCATCATTGGTAGCAATTGAATCAACTTCATAAGCGTAAATAAAATCGCCATGGCTACGAGCCACATTTTTATCACCGTTCGCAAAAATGCCATCAAACACATTATCAGCTGGCAAGAATGCCGCAAAACCAATTTTGATAACCGGAGCGGTGTTTTCATGAGAGCCGTGGTATAAAGTTGTCATATTGATGCCTTTTATTGTGCTGGTTTTGTCTTGATGTGTGTATTATATAATCAAGACATATATAATGCAAGCATTATTTTATAAAAATATTCAAAAAGTTTATAAGTTATTGATTTTGATTAAGATTATAATGATTACGCAGTATGTCTTTCATCAAAGCATTAAAAGATTTTGTTTCATTCTGCAACGCTTGAATGATGTCAGCATCTTTTTCATTATGAAGTTGCAATGACTTGTTTGTTGTGTGCTTTTTTCGATAATTTGCATTTGCACGCAATACATAGTCGGGGGTTTTGTTTTTGCTCATTTTATACTCCTGAGTTGACAAAAATGGCTGGTTGCCATTTGATTTTAAATTCTTTAGCTTGCCCTGTGCCGTGCCAATGACCGTGCCAATGCCCACGACGAATGTGAGGGCGTTTTTTGCTTGTTTGTCTGTGCTTGCCTTGCTCTATCTGCTCTTGATAGTGCCGAATTTCACCGCCCAATCTTGAACCTACTTCATAAATAAACGGCTCGCTTGGTGGGATAAATACACCCGTTTTTTTATTTGTTTGATATTTTGGTTTATCTAAATTGGCACGGCTGACAGGCTCGCCCTTATGCATAATTTCAGGCTCGGCAACGCATAGCCAAAGCAGGTAGGGCAGTAAGACTTTGATAAGTTCATTTGAGCCGCCATCACCAATTTTATTATCGGCGTAAGACAGCGACTGCATGACCGTCATATCATCATCTAAGATAAGCGTCAGGGGCAAGTAAATATCATCATCACTGTCTGTGTCGATGATAAAGTTAATTGCTTTTTGTGGTTTTGAGTTGTATTCAATCAAATCATACACCGCCCAAAACCCCTTGATGTGCCTTGTTTTGTTGTCTTGCGTGATGGCAATCTTGGCACTAGCGATATCAAGATATACGCACCATTCGGGCAGGTTTAAAAAAATGCTGGTGGGCGTATCGTCAGGGATTGCCTTGCTGTCTTTGATGATTTCATCATCAAGACAATAAATGCCGAGCGTATAACGCCAAGTGCCGAACAAATACAACTGATTAAGCGTTTTTAGAGCGTTTACGCCTTTTTCGCTAAACGGGTCGCTTCTTGTCTGCTCATAAGCGATGGCGGTTGACATATCAAGCAGAGATGCGTGTTGCATGGGAAAAAACGCAAACTTATTTTTGCTCGTAAGGTAAGCTTGTTGCATTTTTTTATAGCACGCTTTAGCGTTTGTAAATTCTTTATTGAATTTTTGCATTCGTGCAATGGTATGGTGCATTTTCAAACTCCCAAAACTCCATATTTAAAAAAGCAGTTTTAAGACTTGCTTAGGTCTTGGGATTAAACCAAATCAGCTTTACAATAAACTTCTACATTATAGTAATCAGCATATGAATGTTCTACAAACTGATCACCTGTGTTTGTTGTGTATACACCATCTTCTTCTGTGTAGCTGTCATATGCTTGACCGCCTGCATAGCTTAGGCGAGCTAGTGTACGGTCTCCTTTGCCAAAATATTCATCACAGATTTCCTGCACTTCTTTGACAAAGTCATCATCATCATCTAAAGGCTCATGGTTGATTGCGTGTTGGCTGTCAGGCGTGTGTGGTAATTGTAAGTACAATTCATCACCTGCTTCAGTATTTGCAGTTACGCCAAATTCATTGATTTTGATATTAGATAGTTTCATTTTGTGTCTCCAGTTTATTACGATTTAAGTTTAATCAAGCTTTCTTGTCTTGATGTGTGTATTATAT